TTCATCCTGTTCAACCTTTTTCTTCGGATCAAACTTAGGAAGAACTTCAATTTCTTCTGCAGCTTCCGCCACTTCTTTGTTAGACTTGGAATATAGAGCCCAAGTTACACCTTCATCCGCCATCGCAGCAATTATATTAGCCTTACCCTTTAGGCCTTCTACATCAACGCCAAAATCGTCTGCAATTTGTTTTAGTTCAGATATCTTTAATGTCTCAAATGACATATATTCTCCTTTTATCGGTATTTAATTATAGCATTAGTCAATTAAAATGAAAAGCCCCCCGAATTTCTTCGGGGGGACAAATCTATTTGCAGGATATTCTTAAATTAATTAAGAAGCTACCTTAACGTTCTTTACAACTACCCATGCATCTGCTTGCTCGATCTGTGTACCAACACGAGTATACATTGTATATTCGATGCTGTCCTTACGAGGCCAGAAGAAACGATAAACAGTTACATCACGCTTGATACCAATAACAACGTTATTTGGGAATGTCAAGTGGATATCACCGTGTGATCCTTCTGCATCAACATAATCGCCGTCCTGTGTTTCAGGTAGAAGTGGAACTTCTACGATTGGAATACCGAATGCGAATGGTGATACGAAGCCTGCTGGTCCACCCAAACCTGGCTGATCGCCACGGATAATGCTTGAAGCGATATCCTGTGGGTTAGCAAAGTTGGTTGAATTAGATGTGCTGTATAGATAATCCTGGATCAGGTTTGAACCTGAAAGGAAACGAAGATCTGTACGACGCTGCTTGTACTTACGAGGAAGTGCCTTAAGCGCCTTATTAAATACTTCACGAGATACTGCTGCACCTGCTGCATCGACAACGTGACCGTTAGCCTTTGCTCTCTTTACAACACCATCAAATGCTGACATCAAACCTGATGCAGTGGTGTCACCGTTAAGTACGACATCTTCAATGTCATTACCTGCCTGTGTTGCCATCAAACGTGCAATGTGATCTTCAAGATCTGCACCTTCAATATTGTCTTCTAGAGACTCAGTTGAGATTTCCCAGTCAAGACGAAGCTTACGAGTTGTAAGATTAATCTTCGAGAAGGTCACAGCTGCGTTAGAGCCTGTATCCTGAGCTTCGGAAGCAACAGTCATAAGTCTCTCACCAACTCCGATGCGGTCAATCTCTGTAGTATCAGCCTTCATACGGACGGTACGTGCTACCTTGCCGATGACTGTAGCATCGAACATGTAGTCTAGAAAACGTGCTGACTGCTCAGGGTTTAGTAAACCACCCTTTGAAGAAGCACCGACGTGAATACCAGTTCCTGAAAGGGAACCAGAGAAATCACCTGTATCTACAGCGCCTGCTGCGATAGCTTTTTCTAATGTTTCATTACTCATTTATTTTTTTCACCTACCTTTATTAGTTAAAAAGTTCATCAACGGAACCGAGGAAAGAACCGTTCCATTTTGATTTTTTGATTGTTACTTCCTGAGACCCGCCAAGGTCTAAGGACTTCTTAATTGCAGTATCTGATTCTACTGCGTCTACACGCTTTTCAACATTATTAATTGTTGAGCGGATATCTGAAACCGCTTTGCTTAGGGCTTCATGCTGTGTTGTTAATTCTGAAATTCTTCCTTCAACGCTCTTGCTAAAAGTCTCAACCGTTTCTTTGATTGCTGATACCTGTTGTGCGCTTGCTTCAGTAGCCTTATTCAGAGTCTCTGAGAAAAATCCTTTAAGGTCTACAAGAGCTTTTGCAAAATCAGGTTCAATTGTTTCAACTTCTGAAACATCGGCTGCTTTTTCAATAACATCTACAGGAGTATCTTCAGACGTTGCTTCCTCAGCAACTGGTGTTTCTTCAACAGAAACTTCTTCTGAAACAGGTGTCTCAACTTCAACAACTGGAGTTTCGACAACTGGTGTTTCTACAACAGCTGCAGCACCTGAAAGGTCCTGTACAGCTTTTTCAATATTTGTATCTGACACGTTTATACCTCCTTTTGCGTTAGCCTGATTTGCAGGCAACGGTTTTCTTGACTTCTTAAATGAATCAAGAATCTTATCTATTTCTTTCGCTTTGTTTGTATCTGCTTGCTCAACCCAACCAATTAATGTTGCTGGCTTTCCAGTGATTGGGGAGTCGTAAGTTTTTTCTGTTGAAACGAAAACTGAATCACTGTCTTCGCAATAAAAAATATTTTCTGTTTTAATTTCTGCTGCCATTCCCTTAAATACTAATTGACCGTTAGCTTTTGAAATAGAAAGAATGTTGCAAAGTTCATTTGCTGGTGAATCTACAATTGATAATTCTACAAGATCATATGCTTTGATAAAACGAACTGATGTTCCGTCTGCTTTGTTAACCTGATTATCTGATTCTGTAATTTTTCCGCCGATTGAAAATCCTGAAAGTGTTCCGTCTAAAACTTTTTCCCATGTATCTTGTGCGCCCTTCGATACATAAGTTTCTACATAAACACCACTATAAAATTTTTGAGTTGCCGCATCATAAAATGTTTCTGGCTTGAATGAAAGTAATTTACCTACAGCTACTGGCATATGCATTTCACGAATATTTCCACGGAAATTTTCAAATGCTTTTAATGATGCTTCTGCTGTTACAACATCACCTGTCTGATCTACGTTATCTAGGGTTGCAAATCCAGACACAGTTCTGCGTTCACGATTGACCTTAGTGAACGGTACTGATAAACTAACAGTATCGCCGTGGGAAACCCATAGTGATTTTTCAATATTCATATGCTTAATTTTATTACTATAAAAATAAAAAGGCAAATAATGGTTGAGTAATAATTATGCAGTTACTCGACCTTCTCCTTTTGGATTCCTAGCCTCCCCCGATTTATCTGGAGAATTAGCATCTCTTTGTTGGGTGCGATCTCTAGTATTCATTGCCTGAGCCTTTATTTCGGCTGCCTGTGCCTGCAAATCAACTACTGTATCTCCGCCTTCAATCGGTGGCATACCCTTTCTAATTCTAACTTCATTAGGGGTATATACCTGCATTCTTAAATAACGTTCATCAATTTTAGATTGAGTATCCTCATCTGTAAGAGTAAGTTCATTAAATTTAAGAATTAAAACATCTGTCATTTCCTGAATAATACTATTTAATTTCTTATCTAAAATATCCTGTGCTGGACGAGTTACTTGTTCTTTAAATGTCTTATCTGAATCTCTTGCTGCTCCTAAATTAACACCTTCAGGCATACCAATTTTAGAAATAGGAGTTCTATGAGTTAATAGAATTTCATCTCTATTCATCTTACGATAAGTATTAAATGAAGCATCTTGAGCATCCGCCTCAACTGGCTCCATCTTAAATTCAACTTTTTGATCTGGAGTATCGGCAGGAAGTGGAATGTATAGAGAGCGGTGATTTTTGCCCTTTAAACCGACCTGGAAGAACTCTAGGAGCTTCTGTTCTGCTACTGGAGACAACTTTGCACCCTTAACTGTAATAATGTATCTAGGGACCGCCTTGTTCTCAAAATAATCTAAATTATATCTGCCAGCAAATTCATTTCCAGCCATCGCATTTTGTGATGCAACAATATCTGGAATTCCATAATAATTATTCATAGGTGTATATTTCTTAAAATGAATAATTTCATTAGGTCTATCTAACCCACCAGAAATTGGATTTGGAGTTTCTTGATCTCCATAATTTCTAAAGAATACTGCTTTGCCGTAAAGCAATTGAATAAAGCCATCACGTAGTCTGCGTACACGCATTGTCTTTGATGGAATATGCCCCAGATATCCAATCTTGCCAGTTGTAGTTCTGCCAATTTCTAGGAAACCATTTCCTGTTGCTTCTAAATCCGTATAAACTTTTTTTAATGTTTCAATAAATGTTTCTTCATCGTTACAGTCTTCCAGCCATACTTCAAGCTCATCACGAATCTTGTCCATCTTACGACGAGCAAAATCTAATTTCTTAGAATCTTTTTCTGCTTCTAATCTTAATTTAGTTTTGCGAGATTCAACGAATTGATATCCAAGTCCAACAATATTTTCAACCTTAGCATTAATTGCTGCATAGTTGAATGGTGAAATTTCATAAATACGTGCAAGATATTCTAAATTATACATAGGCTGAATAAGGTCAAACATTGCATATCCAGTAATTGCTTGTGCAAGCAAATTCTGCTGAGTCTTTGCACCATCTACACCTTCAAATGCCTTACTGAATTCTCTAGACATTTTACGCTTAAATGCTGGACCTAGTCCACGAACTTTCTTTAGTTCGTCACCTGAAATCTTAAATGGATCATTTTCTTTTGTTGCTTCTGGATTATTAAATTTTACCCAATCAGAAAATGTACTAGCATCCACATCTGTATTTGGTGTTTCGTCATCAGGTATGTATTCAATCATAATAACCCCTTCGCCTTTTTAGCTTCTTCTTTATATACGCCAATATCAAGTGGGTCTGGAACTAATCCCCAGTTGAGTCTTTGCTGTTGATATGCGTATTCTTCATCGTCAATTTTTCTACGTCCCGCCAAAAATAGAGGCCTACCCTCATATATGCCGAACGAGCTAACTTCTCTAGCCAAAGCATCAATCTTCGCCTTATTTCCTTTCATAGATGTGACGGAAAGATAATTACCTTCATCGTCTCCGATCCATCTACCGTCTGGCATTTCCCAGACATAGATCCCTAGTGTCGTTTCTTCTTCGACACTGTACTTCATATTTGAAAGATCCATAGACATTTATTTTACCATTCTTTATAACCAAAGTCCAGGTTTTTGTCAAGCCTTATGACAAATTATACAGACTTGACGACTCTCCAGTCATAGTCATAGGCAAAAACACCAGTTTCTGTCAAAGCTATTGACGTTACATCTGATTGAGCTAAATCTCTACCTGTATATAATAAATAATGCTTTTCTACTTGTCCCTGATTTAATTCAGTATCATATATGGCAATATTGCTATATGAGTTTCCAACACCTCCGACTGTCCAATCGTCCATCGAATTGATAAATATTTGATCCGTAATAGGCTGGTCAAAAATTAAAACTATATGGTAAATTTCACCTGGCTCAAATAATTCAGATGCGTCAATAGATAGTTTTGCAGAAACTCCATTTATATAAATATCAGATAGATTATTATATGATATTGCTCCAGTTCCATCCCACCAATAATTTGAATCTCCACAGGAAACTAGGCAATTTTCTGATAGGCTGTTTCCATGTCTATAAATCATTTCAACAGAATAAATATCTTTAGCGGTTTCAATAGCAAACCCAGGGGCTCCGTATGGCCTAATTCCAGCCAATTTGTTTCTTTTTATTGTAGGATAATCTTTTGTTGAAGCAGAGATATCCCATACTGATGAGTCTATAGATCCACTTGTCGGCTGAACTATTGATATAGATTCTCCTGAATTTTCAGCATAAATATCTTTTTCAGAATAAAAATAAAAACTTAATTCATTTAATTGTGGTACTAAAACATTTAAATCGCTAGTCCACATAAATACACTAAAATGTATAGTCTTAGAACCTTCATTTGTCCCATCACCTAAAACATATTCTGGAAGAGGCTTTCCATTTTCAAGAACAATCCATGTTCCATCATCGCCAGTGTCGCTAAATGATACTTCTATTCTAGTGTCAAAATTCCATTCTACTTTTGACGAAACAATATCTAATCCTGCTGGTATTGTAAATGAATCATAAAATATTGCTTCATCTACATCCTTATTTAAAGTTATACAATTATTATTTTTATCTATATAAAATGTAGAATTTAATTGAAGCTCTTCAAATCTTTTATTTTTAGGATATGAATATTCAAATATTTTACGAACATTAAAATCTGATCCACTAAATAACACACCATTTTCTGGAAATACTATTTGAGATGGTGGAATTGTTTGGTTAGCGTCATAATGATTTTTAATTTGCTCGGCAGATAATGCATATTTATATATAGCTGCATTATTTATAAGCATAGAATCTACAGTTAATTGAGTTGGTCCTATAAGAAAATAATCAAATGAATCATTTATAAATTTAAAATCTATCAAATTTTTTATGGATTTTAAAATTCCATTTAAATATAGAGATATTGTGTTACCTCCATATACTGCAACAACATGTATAACTTCTCCATAATGATCTAAATGTGACCCTATTGAAATCTCATTAATATTAAAATAAATTGCACTATTCTTATAAGAAATTCCTACGACTGGATTATCGTTAGGGAGATTTAAGTTTGCATAAAATATATTAGTTGGATTATTTATTGTTTTAGGATATAGCCAAAATTCTATAGAGAATTCACTATCTGAACTATATTTATCTGCAATAGTAAATTTTGCATCTTCTCCAGTATATCCTTTTGAAAATGGCAACATTATTATTCCGTTAGGATTTATTAAAAATGGTTGAAAGCTTTCTACCACCAATGGAAATCTAGGGTAGCTCACTGCTCCATTTGGATGAATTCCATTATTACCACAGGGGCTTAAATCATATGCAATATCTCCCTCGTCTTCATCTAGTTTCCAGAAGCCTAGGGGATTATCTTTTAATACTGCATATGTATAACTCATTTGTGTCTATTATACACCCAAAATCCTGGACACATATATTTATGACCTGAAAGTACCTCATTAGATTTATGAAGATATGGCTGATAAGAAGGAAATATAATTATACTTCCTGGATCTGGTTTAAACTTAATTCCATGATTAGCAAACTCCAGTTCTCCGCCCTCATAATCATCATTTAAATATGCAACTAAGGAATATCTTAAATTAGTATCCCCATCTGATTGATCAACATGATGACCCAATTCTGCACCCTTATGGTATCTATTAACAGCAAACATATCTAGAACAACAAGTTGATCTTCTAGATCTTTAATATGAGCAAAGCATTGTGCTGCATGCATCATTTGAGAATGAATACTATTCATAATGTATGTTGCTCTTAATCTTGAGTCTTTGTCCAAGAGCTCTAGGTTACCTTGAATTAATCTCTTTTGATGCCCATATTGAGTAGTTTTATCATTGCTAGAAAACCATTCATCCCATTTTGGAATAGCAGCTTGAATATTAGGATCATTCTCAGTATCTTCAATAAATTTTACAAGAAAATCTGGATTAGGAATTGCACCTGGAAAATATATAATTTCTGGATCTAATATTCTATGGTCTAACATTTGCATTTTATTTCTCCTAATATGTAGATGGGTCTAGAATAATGCCTTCGGCTTTTTTATCCTGCCAACCCTTGATCTGTTCTGCTTGTCTTAATCTTTCTTCTGAAATTTCTTTTTCCCATGAAGCAATTTTTTCTTCAGAGTATTCAGATTCTTCGTTATCCCAGAATGAACCTATTGTATATCTATTTCCACCTAAAACTTGAGTAACCTGATGTTCATTATGAGCTCCTCCAGCAAATGCTGCTAACATCCCAGCCTTTGGCTTAATAGTTATATCATGATCTTTAAAATCTAATTCTCCACCTTCATATTCATCATTTAAATATAAAAATGCTGCCCATTTACTTCTTTCAAATGCATTATATTCACCATTTGTACTATTATCTGAATGAAATCCTGCAAATGCCCCAGGCTCCCATTGCTGTGCATGGTAGCTAACTTTTTTAACGGGAAGACCTCTAGTAATTGCTGTAGCTTCTTGCATTTTAGTTTCTAATTCTGTAAAGAAATTTTTTGGAATATTAAACTGTTTCATAAATTCATTTTCAGGAATAACAGATGCATATGACTCATAAAACGATATAGGTGTCCATTCAAGAAGGTTGTTATCTCTACAATACTCCCAATATGCTACTATCGCTTTGCTTTCTTCTGGGGTAAGAAATTCTTCAAAAACACAAATGTCTTCTTTTATTCTAATGCAATTATCTAAATTCATTGAATTCTTACCGCACCTTCAATAACATTTCTCTGTGGATATTCTTGTCTATAAGCATCCATAATATCGCCTTGCATTTCTTTCCAGGTCTCTACACCGTATTCTTTTTCTTTTGCTAACCATTCTTCTGATGCTGGATAATGTTTCATCCAATACATCCTGGTCAGAATCTTTTCTGTTCCAGTACACTTATCTACGCTGTGTAAATATACTATACCGTCTTCTGATAAATAATCTGGATGACCCGCTGGGAATACTATAAAGTCTCCAGCTTTTGGTTTATACTTAAAAAGCTTTTTGCCTACAGCAAAATCAATTGCGCCGCCTTCATAATCATCATTTATATAAGTGGTCGTTGTAAATATAAATTTAGGCCCAGGGCTCTGAATTGGCTCTCTAATATAATCTGTATGGTATCTCATTGCTAAATCTGCAGCATTGCCTGCATCTATATTGTATCTTGCAATAGTAGGTCCATTTACAACCCATGTCTTTTCTTCATATCCAAATTGATTTATTATAGTATCGTTATCGGTTTCCATATCTATTCCGTAACGTTTAATATAATCATTATTTACTAAATGAAAACCTTTAAGTAATTCAGTTACAAAATAAAATTGATCTTCCTGTCTTTTATTTTTAGGAGTAAATTCTGAAGTATAAATTAATTCATGTGCAGCTTTATCAAATCCAATTCCTAATTCTGTTATATATGTTCCAAAAATTGACCATTGATGCCAATCTCCCCACATTCCGTCCTTAGGTCCATCAAAAGTATCTTTTACAATCTCATACATTCTATCTGGATCTTCAAATACATTATTATATACAACTATATATTTATATAACTCTTTAGATTCAAAGTTTGTATTAGTCATTTACATTCTCTTTGTCTAGCAAAACACGATAATATTTTTTATTTGGATCAGGTTGTTCGCTACCAGTATGTTCTAGAATTTCCCAAAAAAATGGGCAAGTAAATCTGTTTCCAGATGTTATGTTTCTAACACCGTGAATATAATTCATATCACCTGGGAAAAAGTATGCTGCTCCCTTTTTAGGCTTAAACTCTATTCCTTGAATTGGAAAATATAATTCTCCCCCTGTATAATCATCTGTAAAATAAAACAAAGAGGCGATATCATAATGAGGAAAATCATTAGGTGTGCCTGCGTCTGGGCCAGTATGCAATTCTTTATCAGCATGTGGTAACTGGAAGGAACCAGGTGGCCATTTAACTACCGCTGGTCCAGTTTCTCTTACTTTTACATTTAAAGAAGATTCTACCACTTCCTGAAGACGACGCATTAGTTCTTGAATGATTTCTACAACTTTAGGATCTGTAGCTTTTAATGTATTAAATGTAGCAACCCTATCTTTCCAATAATTTGCTTCATATATAACAGTTCCATTTTCATTTATATGGTCTTCTGTTATATCCCAACTATTATTGTTTGTAGCAAAATTATCCAAATAATCCATTTCTTCTTGGGTCATAAAATTTTCAAGTTCATAAATTTTATCTACTCCATATCCAAAAAATCCAGAAGGGGTTATGGATGTAAGTTTTTGATACTCATGATGACCATTTGATAACATTTGTTCCATATATCACTTATACTTTCTTCTTGTCCAGAATGACTTTTTATACACTCCGCCATCTTTTGTTCTAAATGTTTTAGCAGTCCATGCATGCCTATCCATAATTTCTTTCATATCATGAATGACATAATCGCTTTCCCAATCTTCTCTCTTAAAAGGAATTATTTGCATATACGGAGTGCCTGCTGGAATAATTCCAGTCCAGCCTTTCTTTAAAAAGAATGGCAAAAGTCCTGGGGTACTAAACTTATCGTTATCAATTATACCAGTGGTGTTTGTAAATGGTAGATCATATCTATTCATTGGAGTTAAATATAGTGCGCTATATCCTTCTGGAAGTTCTGGAGCCCAATTTGGCCACCAGTGATAGTGTCTGTCTTCATGTCCTGCTGGTGTTGGAAAAGAAGTCATAGCTTCTCTTTCTCCGCAAAATCCTTCATACATAGGTGGTACTTTAACTTTAATCTTGCCAGATTCTTCATAAAATTCAATATCGCATGGAGTCTTCAATACATAACCTGTTGTAAATAAATCTAAAATTCCAGGACAGGCTTTAAATGTAGGTACTTTAAATCCTTCGGGAGTTACGTAATCCTGCTTAGTCATAGGATTTTTAAAATAAAGATCTTCTTTTTGAAACCATTCTGGAATACTTCTGCCTGAAGGTTCTGGCTGAAATCCATCATCTGATTTACAATATGGTCTATTAGAATGAAAAATTATTTTATTTATCATTTTTATCCCTACTATTTATTTTTAATCTAATAGCTTTAACTTCATGATTTCCTACTGAATTTCCTAGATAGTCAACAGCATCTCTATAAAAATTACTCCATATGCCTTTCATGTTCATCTCTCTAATAACTCTTGTATGTTCTTGTGTAGGCCAAAAATTATTAGGAATATCTGACATTGGTCTTTCATTCATTTCTGAATTATTTAAATCTGTTAATGATATTGGAATTAAAGCAGCTACTGGAGTTCCAGCTGGTATTGTAATTTCTATATTTGGTTCAGTAACTCTCCAAGCTATAGGAATTTCACCTTTAAAAAATGATGTACTTATTAGTGTAGTAAATGGAGACACTCCACGTAAATGTAAATTTGGAACTGGCATACTTAACATACTAATATTTTCATCTGTTTTAAACATAACTCCACTATTAAAACTAATAGTTGCATTTGATCTTTCTGTATATGCGTATTGTTCACCTTTTAAAATTTTAACGTGATCTGGAGTTGAATCGGTAATTCCATCCCAAATAAATGTAATATCCTCTGGGAAAGCAATTCCCCAACCTAGACCATTTGTAAGGGTTACTGGAAAACAATTATAAGCATGCCTGTCATATGTTTCTTCCATCCAATCTCTTTTGATTGGTAGATTGGTTAAATAACCCATATCAGGTCTTGTTTTAAAATAATCAATTGAATGCATTTTATTACTCCTTTATGGAATAAGCTGTTGCAAATTGTTTATAAAAATCTGGCTGATGTGCAGCATCATTATAATCTGTCATAGTTACAATAGAATATTTTGTGCCTTCTCCAACTGGCAAGGCAGCATGTGAAAACAAATAAGATGATGGAAATACATATAAGTCTCCCGCTTTAGGTTTTATTTCAAGATCTAATTTATCAAATCTTAATCCTCCGCCAGTGTAGTTATCATTAGGATATGCCACTAATGATACTGTTGAAATATATGAAAATCCATGATCTGCGTGATAATAAAAGTGTTGACCTGGACCGTATTTAATAAAATTCATTGCTTCCCAGTATGTTAAATTAATATTATACATTCTAGAATAATCTGTTAATACATTTAATTGTTTTGAATAAAGATCTTTCCAAATTGCTCCCGACTCTAAATCATTTTGCGAAGCTCCTGGGTACTCAATATTTCTAAGTTTATAATCAAAACAATCTCTATATTCTGGTCGCTTTTCACGATATCCTACAGTTGCCTCATTCCATTGATGAGCTGGATCACCTTTAGAAAGCAAAGATTCTACTCGATTAATTACATCCACATCCGCCGTGATAACATCACGATAAACCCAAATTCCTGGGAATAATTGTTCTTTTGAAGACCAAGTTTTTTCAATATCTGGCCATTCCTGATGTTGCATCATTATTTATGTCCTATCTCATTTATGTCTGTCATAATAACTACACAATATTTTGTTCCTGAATTGATTGGTAAAGAAGCATGTTCATATATATAGTTTGATGGGAATACTGCAATATCCCCTGCTTTTGGTTTATATGTTAAGTTATCTAATCTTGGAAATTGAATTTCTCCACCTTCATAGTCATCATTTAGATATATTACTGCAGATACTGTACAGTTGTATGCTGGTCCGTGATCTGCATGGATTCGGAAATGCTTTCCCTCTCCTTCATATTTTACAAAATTAAATGCTTCATAATAGATAACATTTATTCCCCAATATCTTGCGTAGTCGTCTATACAAAGTTTTAATTTTTGATAAACTTCTTCATGTAAATCTATTAATTCTGAATTTTTTTCTGTTCTTGGACCTAAATTTTCTTTTTTATATCTAAAATCTACACAATCTCTAGCTTTTTTAATAGGAATATTTGAATTGGTAACTTGAGCTTCTGACCAGACATAACCCTTGCTGCCGTTTAAATTAGATTCAAGAGTATTAATCAATCTTGATATATCTTCTTTGGTAAAAGTATTATGATATATATTTAGCCCTAATGCTGGATTAGATACCGATATTGAATTATTTATTATACGATCTTCCATACGATGGACTGTAGTTTCAGACCTATCCTTATTGAACCATTCATCTTGTGGATCTTGATAATTAGATTCCATTTAAATCCTAACTCTTATTTAGTCATTATAGCATAATGATTATATAATTGCTAGTACTTTTTTAAATATAGTATACTTAGAAATGATGAATAAAAAGAAATTAAAATTAGAATGGATGCTGGAAAGAGGTCATGATTTTAATGACCCTACCCTAATTAAACTACTAGATGAAAATTTTTCTTCTATATTAATTAGGACTAGCACTTTTTTCCCAGACCCGTGGGCAATAGCTCATAAGTATGCTTCTATAACAGATAATCTTAATTTTATTATAGCTGTTAATCCAATGATGATGAATCCAGTTTACTGTGCAATAAAAATTGTAACATTTCAAAAAATGTATGGGAATAGGGTTTCTATTAATGTTGTTTCTGGAGCAAGTACTGTTGAGCAGGCAGCTTATGGAGATAGTTTTCCAATATCTTTTAGATATAAGCGTTCAGCAGAATATGCCAAAATAATTAAACAACTTGTTGTTACTGGAAAGATTGATTCGTTTAATGGAAATTTTTATAATCTTAGTGATGTAGAAATGGAATCTGGAAATGATTTTGAAATTGTATTTGCTGGATCATCAGATAATACAATAGATCTAGCTAATAATTTGGGAACTGCACACTATTATGCAATGGAAACTTTACCTCAATATATTGAAAATAGACATAAAATATTTGTTGAGTCTGCAATTAAATCAACAATTATAGTTAATGAGAATTCTGATAAAGCTTGGGAGTTTGCAAATAATTTAATAAAAGATGTCACTGAAGATGACATAAATAAATTAAAAATAGATTTATCTAGTCATGAATCTCAAAATCAAAAACATCAGCAATCCCTTCATAATTTCTCTAAAGATAATTTAATTGTAGATAAAAATATATGGGCTGGATTTGGATTACTTAGGGGTGGTGGAATTACAGCCATGGTAGGTAATAATATAGAAGTGGCTAATCTTATAGAAAAGTTTTATATTAATGGATTAGATAGATTGCTTATTGGAGGAACTCCAGAGTTGTTGTTTGCAAACAATTTTATATCTGGAATAATTCCATTATTAGAAGATAGGAATATAATATGAAATATGATCTCTTTTTTAATGTTCACATTCCTAGAACTGGCGGGACTCATTTTAGGGAAAACATTCTTAATCCTTTAGAACAAACATTTAAAGAAAATGGCATTAATATATATTCAAAAGAAAAATTAGATACAGCACACTGGTGTTGGTTCAAACCATTTATACAAGATAGTACTTATATATATACCTCATTAAGGGATCCCGTCTCAAGACTATTAAGCCAATTTGCCTGGCAAGCAAAAGACTCTATTATAAAAAAAACCACTAACTACAAAATTGAAGATATTAATAAATTTAATTTTTATAAATGGTTAGATGATGGATATGATATTTATAAAAATTTTCAAGCAAAAAATTTAGTGTATTATAATAAAGATCATTCTATATATACTGTAGCTACTAACACTAGATGGGAAGACGGTGGAGTTCCAAAGAGGGACCATTTTCTATTTGATCAAGACTTTATTAATTTTAATATAAATAAAGAAGACTTAGTCAATAATTTAAAAAGAATTAATATGGTTGTTGATGCCAGAGATCTTAAGGATAACAACAAACAGTTTAAAATAATAAATAAAATGTTAAATGATTTAAATATTCCTCGTTTAAAATATCTAGATCAGTCTGTTCATACTGTATTTTCAAGTCATACTACTGATAAACTTATGGATAGTTTTACAGCAGCTGAAATTGATAAGCTATATGAATATAATGATATAGATTCGGAAATATATTTTTCAAATTATTTTACAGAATATTAATCTTTAAGACTATAAATAACTAATTCTGCAAAATCATATATTGGTTTTTTACCCAGATATCTTTGGAAATCATATGTATCTTCAAATAGAAATACAAAATATGAATTAGTTTTTTTAATGGTTTCCCAATTCTTTTCCATAAACTTATGAAAAATTTCTGGATAAAATGGCAAATAAAAATAATAAACACAATCTTTTTCTTCTGCTTCATAGTCCAGGCCGTTCATTTCAAGAAACTTAACATCTTTAGTTATAGGCATATTAAATGTTTTTAAATTATTAAGAGCTATATTATTAAAAAAATCATCTGCTTCAATTCCAATATAATCCTTGTATGGAGAATTTTGTATTAAGTTATAAAATATAACTTTTCCCTTACCGCTTCCAATGTCTATAAACGTGTAATTACCAATTTCTGGATCTTTGCTAAGCTCTGCATTAACCATATCTAAATATTCTAATGCCGATGCTTCATATGCATTAGAACCCTCTATTGGCTTGCTATTCATTATAAATCCTGGACGCAAATCTCCACTGTTATCATCTGCCAGTCTACGTGGATGTCCTGTATCTATATTGTATTGTTCATCAAACTTTTCGTAATTTAAACAATCTCCTCTTCTAATTCTTTTAATAACATCGGGATTTTTTAACATAATTACCTTTCCTGATTCATATATTTATTTTCTATTAAATCTATTATTATATGTATTCTATCATATATTGAATTGTTATCTACGGAATGAGGTAAAGAATTATTTATATCGTACCATTTTCCAACTTCCATATTTATAGAATTTCCAAATATGGTGAAAACTACATCTTTATTTGTTATAAGCGGTACATGTATTCTTCTTCCAAGGTAAAGGAATTCTCCGCTATCAATGTGATCTGGGATATGACTGTTTGCATGCATTTTTATTATTTCGCATCTAACTACTTTTGCATCGTATTCTTTTTCTAAATAATTATATATTTGCTGCATACATATATTACTATTTTCTTTTTTAAATTTATTTATAACTTTAGATTGATAACCTTGCCCAACTTCCCACCAATAATCCATGAATTGAAGTTGAAACATTTCTGTATCTTTATGTGTAGCTAATTTATCTTGTCTTGAAGTATCTAATTTCCATTCTTCGTCTAAAACTTTAACCTCTTCAATCAATTCATTTAAATTAACTGGAAGTTCATCATATATAAATTGCCAACTTGTATCCTTAGTTTTTGCTCTTGACATAATCATATACTTCCATGTCTAATGAATTTAAATCTTCTATTTTTTTACGCATATCTTTACTTATGGTCATAATGCTAAAATTTTCATTCATTTGATTTCTGTTAGAAAATGAATAGAATCCGAAAGTTTGATACAAAAGATTATTCAAGTCATCTATAAAATTTTTATGATTATCTATAGTATTTACTATTTCCATTGAATCTATTAAATTTTTAACTTCTAACATATTAATGGGTCCGCCTTCTAAGCACCATCCATTTAAAGCTCTTTCTGTTCCATGATTCATAGAATTATAAAGCGATTCATCTAATGACTTATTTAAACTTTTTGCCTGTAAATTATATTGATCTTTATTTTCCATCCATTGTTCTAATTGTGCATCTAGATGTAATCCTTTATAAGATCTATGCATATATATAAAATTACTAATAAATCTATCTACTGGATCTCTAACTAAACAAATATTAATAAGATCATCTCTATATTTTAATGGAGTTAGCCCGAAATGTCCTGAAATAAATTTTTTATCTTTGAATGTTTCGGGAAAAACTTCTCCGTGATTTGTGGCAAAATAAGGAATTCTTTTTGCTTTTAAATCATTAACAATATGAGATTTTATATATATTCCAGAGCATCTAGGAATATGTATATGGTTTATAGATTTCAAGGAGTCCTACCTTCTAGAGATTATCTCTTCTGGTAGGACCCTGGAAAGCACCTTTCTTATTGTGGGCAACAACATCGCCTGCAATAAATAAGTCATATGGTGTTACTGAGAAATCATATACATCTACTGTTTCATCAAGATATCCAATGCTTTCTACTTTAACGTCTGTCATTCTATTATTGATATCATATACTAGGAAATCTCCTACCTTTAATGTACCTGCCTGAATGAACATGTATGTATCTTCTCTTCTTGCAAGAAGCATATGCTCTAGTGAGAATCTTCTATTTTTAGCCTCATTAAGCATTACTGTTACTGCAGCTTGTCTAATCTTAATAGATTCTACAGTTGTTTCAACAATTTGATCTTCTGTAATTGATTCTGAAGACCATGTTTCTAATACATATTGGCTACGATCTAATGGTAATTCATTGAATCTGTATGAAGATAATGTATCTCCCACCTTTATATCTTTAGCAAGGACATAACCTTCTGGTGTGCGAATTGGAGTATCTCCATGTACGCAGAAAGCTGGGAAGAATGGAGGGAAGAACGGTGCTGCAAAGTAAGGTGGGAAGAACGGGAAGAATGGGAAAAATGGTGGGAAGAATGGTGGCGCAAAGTAAGGTGGGAAGAACGGGAAGAATGGGAAAAATGGTGGGAAGAATGGTGGCGCAAAGTAAGGTGGGAAGAACGGGAAGAATGGGAAATAAGGTGGGAAAAACGGCGGGAAGAATGGAAAATAAGGTGGGAAAAACGGCGGGAAGAATGGAGCCAGTGTTGTAACGGTTCCAGTGGTTGCTCCCAGAGAAGTACCATTTCCATTTGTTGCTGTAATGGTATAGGTTTGAGAAGTATTAGCTGTATCAGCAATTGTTGTACTTGTTGCAGATGCTGCTAAATTCAATGAAGAAGTTCCATCAGAGCCATTAACATCATGTTTTGTTAAAGATTTTCCTCCAGTTGCTCCAATTACCCAGTTAATTGTATTTTGATTAACTCCTGCAGTTGCAGATGGACTTTGTGGGGCTTGTGGAACTGTTGTTGATAATGTACTACCTGACACAGTATTTGGTGTTTTTGCCGATCCAGAAGCATTTTTAGGGATAATAGTAAATGTATATGATACGTTTGATTCTAATCCCTGAAACGTATAAGATGCGGCAGAACTTCCTGAATTAACAGTAACAGTAGCATTATCAGATACTCTGGTTGCTTTAATATCATATGACGTTGCTGCTGGAGATGTTGCTGGTAATGTCCAAGATAAAGATACCGCACCGCCTTGTCCCGCTGTGCCATTAAATGTTGTTGAATAAGGTCTAGCTGTTCCAACATCTGTTGCTGTAAGACCTGTTACGTTTAGCGGTTCAAGAAAGTTGTCTTGTGCTGAAGACTTGATACCTATTCTTTTATTTGACATTATTTCTCCTTAATTTATTATGCAGTTAGGTCGCCCATTACTACCCAGGTATCTGTTGCTCTCTTGAATAGAGTTGCTGATGACCATTGTGTTCTTAATTTTAATCCTGGTGTTCCATTAACTGTAACTCCAGATCCAGCTGCAACAGTTACTTGTCCAGCTCCAGTTTGGAGGATATCAATAGATGTTCCTACTGGATATGCAACTGATGAGTTAGGTGGAATTGTTACAGTAATTGCTGAAGCATTATTTAATTCAACAAGTGAATCTCTGTCAGTTAATACAGTTGTATAGGATGTTCCAATTTGTGCGTTTATTGGAGTACGTGATGGAACACCTTCTTTAGACTGAGTTCCATCTGAGAATGCTATGCTTGTAGCAGATGCTGCTCCAAGTGTTGGTGTTGTCAAGGTAGGTGAAGTTGAAAGAACAACATTTCCGCTACCTGTTGAAGTTGTTACTCCTGTACCACCATTTGCTACTGGAAGAGTACCCGTCACACCTGTTGATAGTGGAAGACCTGTGACATTTGTCATAGTTCCAGAAGCTGGTGTTCCAAGTGCTGGTGAGGTAAGTGTAGGACTTGTTAGAGTCTTATTTGTAAGAGTTTGAGTTCCTGATAATGTAGCTACTGTTGAATCAATTGCTACGGTTACTGCAGAGCCACCATCAAATGATGTTCCTGAAAGACCAGTTCCAATTGTAAGAGCATTTGTAGTAGATGCTTTTACTGTAATTGCTGCTGAACCATCGAATGCAACTCCATTAATATTTCTTGCAGTTGCAAGTTTGGTTGCTGTGTCTGTATTGCCAGTAACATTTCCAGTTAAATTACCTTCAAATGTTCCAGCCTTGAATGTGTCATATGTTGCTCCAGTGAAGTCTATTGTTCCTGAAGGTTCTGTTGATACTCCTGAGAATACCTTCCACTTTCCGTCGGAAGCATCACGAACAATACCTGTGTGCTGGTAAGTGCCATTATCAAAATGTCCTACCATACCAAGATCATTAGCGTTTGCAGAATTACCAGTTCCGATATAAATTATTGGATCTGAAATTTCAAGGTTTGTTGAAGAAACTGTAGTTGTTGTACCGTTTACAGTTAAATTACCTGAAAGGGTTAGGTTTGTTCCTGAAATATCTCCTGTAAATGTTGCTCCAGCTAATGCTGCCTTTGCAGCTAAATCTGTTGTAAGGTTTGCAACCTTTGATTGAGCAATTGCTGCAGATGAGCTGATATCGCCATTAACAATTGTTCCATCTACGATATCTGCAGATGTTATAGAAGCTGTAAGATTTAATTTACTGTATGCAATTGCTGCTGAAGAAGATATATCTCCATTTACAATTGTTCCATCCAAAATCATTCCTGATGTAACTGTACCTGAAGGTAATGTTACTGTTCCAGTAAATGTTGGAGATGCAAGAGGTGCTTTAAGATCTAAAGCTGTTTGAGTAGCTGTAGATACTGGCTTATTGGCATCTGAAGTATTGTCAACATTTCCAAGTCCGACATCCGCCTTAACTATTCCTGATGGACTTGTAATTGTCTTATTTGTAAGAGTTTGAGTTCCATCTGTAGTTACTAATTTTGAAGTATCTGTAATTCCGTGAATATTTGTTGTATCTGATTCATGTGAAGATAGTGCAGATACTGCAGCAGATTGTGCATCTGATGCCTTTCCATCTGCATAAGTCTTTGTTGCAAGAGCAGATGTATCAGCAATTCCATGAATATTAGTTGTATCTGATTCGTGTGTAGACACAGCGGAATCTGCATATGATTTAGTTGCTAATAAAGAAGTATCTGGAATTCCATGTACAGATGTTGTATTAGAATTATGAGTTGATACTGCAGTATTTGCATAAGTTTTTGTTGCCAATTCTGCAGTATCTGCAATACCATGAACAGATGTTGTATCGTTTGCATGAATATCAAAATCTGTGGTAGATACCTTATCATCTAATTGATTTTGAATAGCTGATGAAACTCCGTGTACATAATTTAATTCTTCTGCAGTTGTTGAAAGTTCATTAAGCTTGACTAATTCTGCATATGAAACATCACCTATTGTTACTGTTGATGGAAGAACTACATCTCCTGTAAATGTTGGAGACTCTATAGGAGCTTTTGCTGTATCCAACGCATCAATTTGATCTTGAATTGAAGATGATACGTTTTCCAAATATGATATTTCTGTACCAGAAACAGCTCCAATTGTAGTTGTTGATGGAAGTTCAACATTTCCAGTAAATACTGGAGAGTTCTTATCAGCCTTATCATTTCCCAATGTATCAAATCTTTCTTGAACATTTACAGAAATGCCATTTAGGCTTTGAAGTTCTGTATTTGATACATTTCCAATATTTGCAGAAGTAGCATTTAACATTCCTACTTCTAATGTATCTTTGGTATATGTTGAAAAATCAACTGTAGTTGATGGTTCAGTAGCTACACCACTAAATAATTTCCATTTTCCATCGGTAGCATCTTTTACAAGGCCAGTGTGCTGGTATATTCCGTCATTAAATGCTCCGACAAAACCTAA